TATCTTAAGCAATCATATCTTTCATGTCGAAGCCATTAGACAGAAGGAGATCCGGAAAATTAGGATTGTTCTCGATGAAATGAGGAAATCCGACGAAGAGCTCGTAAGCGCTTATGAGCTCCCGTCTAATTGCACTAAAGAAATCTGGTGCCGGATGAAAAACGGCAAATTCATCATCAAAAGGCTTTTTGATTAGGAACAAGTCAAGACCCTTTTTTCCTCACCTTTAGGCCATTTTGGCATAACCTTTGCCTCATTTTTCTTCACCTATAGGTTAAACCTCTAAAAAAACCGCCCCTTATCATACTGGTGAGATGGGCGATATCTTGAAAGCCGCCGCTCTGCGCGAAAGGGCAGCCTGGTACGCAACACAGTTTATAGGCACGCCGTATGTCTGGGGCGGCGATGACCCTATGGCCGGATTCGACTGCTCCGGCCTTGCTGTTGAGGTCCTCCAGGCCGTCGGGCGCCTGGCGCATGGCCGGGACTACACCGCGAACGATCTCTTTTCAATTTTCAAACCCTTTGAGGTAAGTCAGGGATATTCAGGCTGCCTCGTATTCTGGTTCAACGACCAAGGCAAGGCTATTCATGTAGAGATCATGATTGATAATGATCACGTAGTTGGGGCCTCTGGAGGCGGGTCATCGACCCAAACTTTGGCCGACGCCATAAGACAGAACGCTTTCGTGAAAATGCGTCCAATTAGATATCGCGGCTCTAACTATAAAATCATCGATCCTTTCAAAGAGTGTTAATCCAATGGCAAATCTAAAGGAGATCCTCCAGCTCTTGACCACAGCTCAGGCTTTCGCGGAGCGGCTGGAGGAAATCTGGCGGGAAATCAGGGGACATGTCAAGAGGATTAAGGATGAAAAGAAACGCGAGGCTCTTCTCGACGCTTGCAGGCGCCGGGATGCTGCTGCTTTGCGCAAGCTTCTTTTTGATTGAGAGCTCCTGCGCGCGGCCTTATAACCCGGTCATCTATCCCTCTTATGACGTCCTGAATCCCGGCCCGGAAGTCCGGATGAATCCATTGGCATTTACTGAAGATGGAAACGCAATTGTCAACCAGGCTTTCCTTCTCTGGGTCTATGAGCTCAAAGAGGAAATAAAGAAACTCCGTGAAGAACTGAAACGAAAGGAAAACTGATATGTCAGAACCTGTCACCTGGGCAGCGGTGGGAATGGCGGCAGTCTCAAACATGGCGACATGGCTGATGATCATAAAAACTAAAAATGAGACGAAAAAGAACGCGGAAAATAATGGAACGAGACCCGGCATGGCAAAGATATGCCGGGACCGCGGAGAAAAAATCGCGATCCTCGAAACAAGGCAGATAAGGCTTGAGCAGGATATCAGGGAAATAAAAGACGATATCAAAGAGATTAAGGGGGCTGTGCTGAAGTAATGGAAATAAGACGAGTGCCAATCCAGAAAGTCGAGCCCTGGGGAAAAAACCCCAGGGGAATCAAACACGAGGACTTTGAGCGATTGAAGCGGCAGATCCTGAAGCTCGGCGTCTATAAGCCACTTCTCTGCTTTCAGGAAAACGGCAAATACATCACCCTGGGCGGAAACATGCGGATCCGGGCTCTCAAAGAGCTGGGCGTTAAAGAAGTCGAGATTTCTATCGTAAAGCCCAAAACCGAGGCCGAAAAAATCGAATACGCGCTCTCCGATAACGATCGCGCCGGATATTACGAAGATGTTCGCCTCGCGGAGCTCATCTATCCTCACCTTTCCGAACTCAATCTTGACGATTTTAAGGTGGACCTTGGAAATCACGCGAACCTGAAAAAGATTGTTGAAGAATTCGGGCCGGATTTTGATATCGACGAGCGGGAAATTGACGAAAATCTGGAAACGCAGAGCGAATGCCCAAGATGCGGATATAAATGGTGAAAAAAAAGCCAACTGTTATCAGCCTTTTCGCCGGATGCGGCGGATCCTCGCTTGGCTACAGCCGGGCTGGATTTAAAGAGCTTCTCGCCATCGATTTCGATAAAAATGCCGTTGAGACTTTCAGGCTCAATTTTCCTGACGTTCCCTGCTGGCAGGAGGATATAAGCAAAATCTCCGGCAGGAAGATCATGAGCTTTTGCCGGATTCGCAAAGGAGAGCTAGGCCTTCTTGACGCCTCTCCTCCGTGTCAGGGGTTTTCCCTGTGCGGAAAAAGAAGAGTCAACGATTCGAGAAACGACCTTTTCATGGAATTCGTGAGGCTGGTCAAAGAACTCAAGCCGAAAGTCTTCGTCATGGAAAACGTCACGGGAATGATTAAGGGCCGCATGAAAGGAAGATTTATCGAGATTATGAACATACTGAAAGCCCTTCCTTACCAGGTTAAATGCAAAATCATGAACTCCATGTATTACGGAGTGCCCCAATCAAGAGAACGGCTGATCTGGATCGGACTAAGGAACGATCTAAAAAAAGAGCCTTCTTTCCCCGTGCCTCAAAAGAGAAAGATTCCAGCGAGAGAAGCTTTAGTTGGCCTTCCGGAAGACAATTCAAGGACGCTTAAAGAATTGGGGCTCGAAATCTGGACAAAATGTAGGCCCGGCGAGACCTTCGACCGCTATCATCCGAAAGGATACTGGTTTAACGGCAGAAAGATCAATCCCTATAAGCCTTGCCCTACCGTTGAGAAAACCGTAATTCCAGGCGGGGGCGGGGGGCTTTTTCATTGGGCATATCCCCGGTCGCTCAATATCGCGGAGCTTAAACGTTTATCAAGCTTTCCCGATGATTTTAAGCTCATCGGCAGATTCAGGGAGCAGTGGGCAAGGATAGGAAACGCGGTCATGCCAAAATTCATGGAAGCAATCGCCAAACACATCAAGGAGACGGTCCTCGAGCAAAAATGGTAGTCAAGGTCTGGAAGCTCAAGAAACCCGTGAAGATTGAGGACGTGAATCTCGAGCAGGTCGAAATTATCGCAAGCCTTGGTCTTACCGACGAAGAAATCGCGGTCATTCTTGGAATAAGCCCGAGAACTCTAAATTACTGGAAAAAACATCCGGCATTTTTGCAGGCCCTAAAAAGAGGAAAGCTTAAAGCCGATTTCCAGATTACCAAGAGCCTCTACGAAAAGGCGAAAGCGGGCGACACGACGGCCATGATCTTCTGGCTCAAGAATCGCCGGCCGGACCTCTGGCGGGACAAACAGCACGTTGAGCACAGCGGATCCATAACTTATGAGCTGTCAGATAAATTTTTACCGAAAATTGAGAAAAGATGAGGATTATTTTGGCTATGACGATGGCCATTAACTTTAATCTGAACCCATTCCTTAATCCCAACCATATGCGGCTCTTTCAATCAACGGCCCTGGAGCTTGTCGTATACGGCGGGGCCAATGCCGGGAAATCTTTTTCCATTGCCGACAAACTCTTATTGAACGGCTCTATTTTCCAGGCCGACCGGAAAATAAAAACCCTGGTCATTCGGAAAACATTTCCCGCGCTCAGAAATACGGCTCTCGATATCCTCATCAGCAGGGCCGAAACGTTCCGCCTTCCCTTTGACCTCAATAAATCAGAATGGTCCGCGCAATCCAACAACCAGAAATTCATCTTTCTCAGCCTCAACAACAAAGAAGACTACCAGAAGCTGAAATCCATGACCAACGTGGATTACATCTGGATCAATGAGGCCACGGAGATCACGGAAAATGATTATGAAGAATGTCTAAGACGTCTCCGTGGCGGCGAGGCCCTGTTTAATCAAATCATTATCGATTTTAATCCGATATCTAAGTTCTCCTGGATATATTCCCGGTTCTTCGAGAAGAAAATCGGCGAAATTGAAACTCTCAGATATACGGTCTTCGATAATCATCCGGAATACCTGAAAACTGAAAATGCTAAACGGTATATTGCCAGACTCGAGGCGCTCAAGAACCACAACCAAAACGCCTATAAAATCTATCGTCTCGGGGAATGGGGAGAGCTCGAAGGCAATATTTTCAATTGGGATGTCGTCCCGCTTCCCTCCATAAAGTTTGACGAGGTCTTCTACGGCGGGGATTTCGGTTACAGCGTCGATCCTGCGGCCGTCATCAGGATCTACAGAAAAGCCGACGAGTTTTGGGTTGAGGAGGTGATTTATGAGACGGGCCTCACAAACCAGGCCCTGGGAAGGCAGATGAAGACCAGAGGGGTGAACGCCGACGCTTCAATTTACTTCGATTCCGCCGAGCCTAAATCCATCCAGGAACTTTACGAGATGGGCTTTAACGTAAAACCGTCTGAAAAAGGGCCGGATTCTGTCCGGGCGGGGATTGACTTTTTAAAATCGCTCACCATTCACATTGTCGAGGGTTCAGAAAACATCATTAAAGAACAGAAAAGCTATGTCTGGCAGCAGGACAAAGATGGAAATAAACTGCCCAGACCCATTGAATTTAACGACCATGCCATGTCTGCTATCCGTTACGGCATTTATACCCATATGAAGCAAGGCCTTGTGGGGGTCGGTACTGTTGATTATGACGTGAGGCCATACTGATGAGCTTATTTACGAGGCGCGCCCAGGTGCAGGAGTTACAGAGACAGGCTGAGGCCATGAAGCTTGAGCTCGAAAGATATCGCGAGGTCCAGGAGCTCCTCGTCAAGGACATTCTGACCTTACAGGAGGCACAGTCAAAGTACGTCGGCAATGAGTACAAGGATTACGAGACTGCCGTGGTGGCGATATCGGACAAATACAACTGCCGGTCTGATTGGGGCAGCCTGTTTACGGGCATCATCGTTGACCTTAGGGCAGTATTCGTGCTTGGTGAGGGGGTGAAGGTAGTCCACAACACGAAGACGAAGGCTGAGGCTGAGCGGGAGCTAGAGTGGGTGAATGATTTTTTTGAGTGGAACGACCTCGACGCGGAGGCAAGCCAGGAGATGGCAAAGGAGGCCGAGATTGAGGGAAAGGTAGCTCTGAGTCTGGTTTACGAGGACGAGCCGTGGCGATCCTGGCCCGGTATGGTGTCCGCGAGATATATATCCTGGCTTTCCAAGAGGTATAAGGTTGAGACTGATCCCAGGGATTATCTGTATTATAAGCGGCTGACGTGGGTGGAGGAGGGCACCACCAACACCCTGGAGGAGGATGAGTTCGTTTACAAAAAGTTCGGCGGCAGGCTCAACAACCCGAACGAAGCGCAGCCGAAGATTATGCGTTGTCTAACCGTCATTGACAGGCTTGACCGGGCGCTCCGTGACCTGCGGGAGATTAACCATTTGTTTGCATCCCCGACGCCAGACTTTGAGGTTGATGACGTGAAGCAGATTGATGGGCTGATAAGCAAGCTTCGCGACGTGAACTGGAGGATAGGGAAGCTCCTGGTCCACACGGGCAGGTTTCAGATGAAGGGCCCGGACATGGCTGGCGTTGCCAACCTGATTCAGGAAATAGAACTTCTAATTAAAATAATCTCGGGAACGACCGGTATCCCGATTCATTTCCTCGGCCTGCTCGACCTGTTACGGAACAGGGCGACGGGCGATAATACGAGGGAGCTCGTTATCGCGGCTACGGCGAAGGAAAGAATAACATGGAAGGGGGCGTTTCAGGAGCTCGTAACTAAGGCGATAAGGATGTTCAACGAAAACGCTTACAGGCAGAAGTCGAGGGATGCGAGGTTGGATCCGGAGAAGATAAGGATTGAGATACCGCTCATTACCCAGGAGCATTGGGAGAGGATAGAGAAGGTGTTAATTCCGGCCGCGGCGGCTGGCATTGTAAGCAATGAGTATGTGGCGTCGCAGATACCGGGTGTTGATTTGGAGGCTGAGGCAGAGAGGCAAAAAGCGACTAATGACGAGGCCACGCGCCGGGCTATGGCTGAGGTGGAGGCCGAGATGGGCCGGACCGGGGGTGGGCATTGATGATAGTAACCGGAACGCTCGGGCTTGAGATGCACAACGAGCCGTGCCGGAAGTGCGGCGGAAGGATGTTCCTTCGGCCATGCCCGTGCTTTGCGAGAAAGAAGGGATGGCGCACTTGCGCTCGGTGTATCAGGTGCGGCCACCTTGAATATGTAAGGAGGAAATAAATGCCGTACCCATCGGAGCATTCCTGTAGACTGAGGGATCCGGACTCCTTCGAAAAGGACTCTTTCCGGAGGATTAAACGGGGAAAGCTATCGATAATTATCGGCAGGCTGAAGGGTAAGACCACGACAACCACCCAGGCGTTCAGGTATTCCAAGGATGAGTGGACGGAGGCTGAGGCGAGGAAGCACTGCGAGGAGAATGACGGGCGCTTCGAGCCGGCGGCCAGCGAGACCCAAGAGATGATAAAAGAGATGGACTACCTTGACCCGGCCGATAACCCGGTTATCAGGGTTGATACGGAGGAGGCATGATTACAACAAACAC